ACGGTAGCTGATATACACGCTATATCCTCTGCTTCAACAGCAGAAGCAATAGTAGTTGCTCTATTAGATGATGTAGGTTAAGGAGGTGTAAATGGCTAATACTTTTAAAAACAAGGTATATAATGGCACCTCAAGCACATCTGCCAGTGCAGAGATGCTTGTATACACTGTACCTTCTGCAACAACAACAGTTGTCATAGGACTTACATTAGCCAACACAAGTTCAGCACAAATAAACGCAAGTATTAAACTTAATTCTACTGAAACGGTGTTTTTAGCAAAAGACATACCTATACCGGTTGGAAGTAGTTTTGAATTTATGGCTGGTAATAAAATAATTATGGAAACTGGGCATACATTGTCGGTTATTTCAAGCGGAGCTAATAGTTTAGATACAGTAGCGAGTATAATGGAGATAACATAAAATGCCCTATATAGGTAATACCTCAGCAGACAGATTTGTAGCAGCAAAAGCAGCCACGCAGTTTTCTGGTGACGGTTCTACTGTTGCATTTACTTTGGAACATTCAGTGGGGTCTGATGAAGACATACTTGTTTCTGTAGATGGTGTTGTACAAGAACCATCTGTAGCATATGCAGTAAGCAACGGAACAACACTTACATTCACTGCCGCACCATCAAGTAACTCAGGTAATAATATCTTTGTGTATTATTTGTTTAGAACAGTAGGTACAGTAAGTCATCCAAGTAATAATGCTTTGGAAGCTACTAGTGCTACCTTTAGTGGTGATGTTACTATCCCTGATAAAATAATACATAGTGGAGATACCAATACAGCTATAAGATTTCCTGATGCTGATACAGTATCATTTGAAACTGGTGGCTCGGAAAGGGCAAGAGTGGACTCAAATGGAAGTATATTAGTAGGAACAACTAGCAATGACTCTGCAAATCTTGGTGCAAGAATGAAGTCAACTGGTCGTGTAGATGCTACAACTAATGGTGGTGTTTGCTCTATTATAACTAGATTAAGTAATGATGGAACTTTAGTTCAGTTTAAGAAAGATACAACAACTGTAGGAACTATACAGTCCAATGGTGGAGTAACTATAGATATAGATGGGGGTGGGGATAGAGTAGGTTTGGCATTTACAGGAGATTCACTCCTACCTCGTAAAAATGGTTCTTTATCAGACGATACTAATAATTTGGGAGATGGTTCAAGACGTTTTGATAATATTCATGCAACCAATGGCACAATCCAAACATCAGATAGAAATGAAAAGCAAGACATAGAAGAACTTAGTGATGCAGAAAAAAGAGTTGCTGTAGTTGCAAAAGGTTTAATGAGAAAATTTAGATGGAAGTCTAAAGTTGCAAAAAAAGGTGATAAAGCAAGGACTCACTTTGGTATTATAGCACAAGACCTTGAAGATGCCTTCAAAGCAGAAGGTTTAGATGCAAGTAAGTATGCAATGTTTTGTTCTGATACTTGGTGGGAAAAAGAAATATCTGTAGATGCAGTAGAAGCAGACGAAGAAAAAGGTATAGAAGCAAAAGATGCTTACACATATATGGACACTAAAGAAGAAGCTACTGAAGGCTACACAAAAAAGACTAGATTAGGTGTAAGGTACAGTGAATTACTAGCCTTTATCATATCGGCTATATAGGAGTAACAAATGGCATTAACAAAAGTAGAAGCTGACATGGTAAATTTAGGTGCAGATCTAGCACTGTTACATACTACAACAGTTACAAGTAATGTTGGCGAAGTGCAAATAGATGGTCATTTTACATCAGCATTTAAGGTTTATAAAATTATAGGGAGTAATATACACTCAGCAGGTAATGCAGTTTTATTAAATATGAAATACATGAGTGGTGGTTCTCTTATCACTGGTAGTGTTCATAAGTCTATTCAAATAAAAGCAGTTAGTAATTCATCTACTTTAACAGGTGTAAATGAAGCAGGTGATACAGAATTTGCCAATGCAGGAGGGCAAAAATTAGGTGACCAAGCAGGTGAACACACAAATTTTGAATTAACACTTTTTGACCCATTAGCCACTGATAATTTTAAATGTTTTACTAGTATTACTATGACTGCTGATTCAGATGGAAATGCAAGATTATTGCATACAGGTGGCTATTATAATAGTGGTCAAGCTGCGTTAAGTGGAGTTGAATTTTCTTTATCAAGTAGTGATAATATTGCAAGTGGTGTTTTTAAATTATATGGATTTAGATGATGACTAAGTACAAAATGGTAAATAACAAATTAGTTGAATATACTGCTGATGAATTAAAAGAACGAGAAGCAAAACAAAAGGCTTGGGCAGATGGACAAGCGGATAGAGATTTAGCTGATTTAAGAGAGCAAAGAAACAACTTATTAGCTGAAACAGATTGGATGGCTAATTCAGATGTTACAATGAGTGATGAATGGAAAACTTATAGACAATCACTTAGAGATATAACTAAAACTTTTAAGTCAATGAGTGACAAAGACTTTAAGTTTCCAGAGAAACCAACGGAGTAACGCATGGCATACATAGGAGTCAGTCCATCTAACGGAGTACGTAGGGTTCACACCTACACTGTATCTGGTTCATCAACTGACACATTCAGTGGTGCAGGTGCAGAGGGTACATCCTTGAGCTACAAAGACAGTAACTTTGTAGATGTGTATCAAAACGGTGTAAAGTTAGCTGATGCAGATTATACCGCAACAAGTGGCACATCAATCGTATTAGGAACAACTGCTAGTGATGGAGACACAGTTGTTATTGTGGTATTTGATGTGTTCTCGGTAGCAGACACTGTAAGTAAAGCAGATGGTGGTACGTTTGATGGCAATGTTACGATGGGTGGTACACTAGATGTCACAGGTGCAATTACATCAAGTGCAGGTGCAACTATAACTACTGCTGATAATTCAGTAAACTTAAATTTAGTTTCAACTGATGCAGATGCAAACTCAGGTCCTGAATTAGAACTTTATAGGAATAGTGCTAGTCCTGCTGATAATGATTTTGTAGGAACAATATCTTTTCAAGCAGAAAATGATGCAGGAGAAAAGATAGAATATGGAGTTCTTAAAACTCGTATTGTTGATGCAAGTGATGGCACTGAAGATTTTAGAATGACATTTGAAGGCAAAGTTGCAGGAAGTGATGTTCAATTACTTAAAATGGACAACAGTAACATTGTTTTTAACGAAGATAGCAAAGACATAGACTTTCGTGTCGAAGGAGATGGTGATGCTAGTTTACTTCTTGTAGATGCAGGTGAAGATAATGTAAAAATAGGAACTGGAGCAGGAAATTTAGGTAAATTTGCAATTATGCAACAAGCAGCAGGTGCCCAAGAAAGAATTGCATATTTTGAAATGGCTCCTGCTAGTGGTACAAGTGCTAACAATGCTATGGTTATAGCTGTTAACAACAATAACATGGTACAGCCAATACTTCGTATTCATCACGAAAATCCTGCGGCAAATCAAGAATTTATATTTTGCACGAAAACTGGTAGTAATACTAATATTTTTACAGTTGATGAAGATGGAGATGTACTTACTGTATCAGGAAGTGTGGGTACTATTTCCGATCAAAGAATAAAACAAGATATTACAGACGCTAATTCTCAATGGGAAGATATAAAAGCAATAAAAGTAAGAAACTACAAATTCAAATCAGACCCATCTAAAACTTTATTAGGTGTAATAGCACAAGAGCTTGAATCAGCAGGGATGAATGGGCTAATCAAAGAAACTAATCCATCAGTTGCAGACTGCGAAATAGACAGTTCTTTTGGAACTATAGTTGATGACGATTCCATGTCACCATTAGAAGATGGCACAAAAAGAAAAAAAGTTGGTGAAGTCAAATCTAAAGTTAAAACAGTAAGGTGGTCTGTAATATACATGAAAGCAATCAAAGCATTGCAAGAAGCTATGACAAGAATAGAATCACTTGAAGCAGAAGTGAAAGCATTGAAAGGTGAATAAATGACAAGAGCAAGTGATACAGCAAGATTATTAGGAGCAGGTGGCACATTTGCAGATGGAGATTTAGCTTTTGCAAGTGGGCATGGAATAAGTTTTGCTAGTACTAGTGATGCAGGTGGCATGGCTAGTGAACTTTTAGATGACTATGAAGAAGGCAGTTACACACCTGATGTTTTTCATACTAGTTCAGATAATAGCACATGGAGTACAAAGACAGGTAGTTATGTAAAAGTTGGAAAACAAGTAACAACTTGGGGAGTTTGTGATAATGGAAATAGTGGAACAGCAGGTTCAGCATTAAAATTAAGTCTTCCATTTACACCAAGTGGGGTGAATATTATGTGTGGTGGTTATGTTACTTATAATGGAACTTCTCATGGAGATACTTTAGGTTGGCAATTAACAACTGGAACTACAGCAATACTCTATGTACCAAGTGGATTTCACACAAATCAAGTAACATATATAGGATTTTTTATAACTTTTACAGTTGCATAATAAAGGAAAAATGAAAATGGCATTAACAGAAGAAACAATACAAGACAAAATAGAGATAGTTGGTGATTACAAAATCGTTCAAGTAAGAACTGCAACAGTAATTAAAAAAGATGGCACAGAAATAAGTCGTAGCTTTCACAGACACGTTGTTGCACCTAACGCAGACATAAGTGGAGAAAGTACAGAAGTACAAGCAATATGTAATGCAGTCCACACAGATGCAATAAAAACTGCTTATGCAAAAAAATTAGCTGATGAAACAAAAGAATTTAGTTAAGGATATTATATGCCTCTATCTAAGTTACAATTTAGACCCGGAATAAACAGAGAAGGAACTAATTATTCTAACGAAGGTGGCTGGTTTAATGGAGATAAAATTAGATTCCGTAATGGTTTAGTAGAAAGAATTGGTGGTTGGACAAGAAGCTCTAACAATCAGTTTTTAGGCACTGCAAGGAAGTTACATGATTTTGTGACTTTACAATCTGAAAATTTATTATTTATTGGGTCTGAGAAAAAAACATATCTCGAAAACGCAGGTGTTTACAACGACATAACACCTTTAAGAGCTACAATATCTTTAGCATCAAATCCAGTTAATACAACGGGTGGTGCAGGCAGTGGCGTTGTTACAATTACAACATCCACGGCTCACGGAGCATCCACTAATGATTTTGTGACCTTGGCTAGTTTAACGGCCACTGATGGGATTACAGCCGATCAACTGAACACAGAGCATGTTATAACTGCTGTTCCCTCCACAACAACTTTTACAATTACAACTGCGGGATCTGCGTCATCAGGTTCTACAACAGGTGGAGGATCTTCTGGAACAGCTGCTTTTCAAATAAGTGTTGGACTAAATACAACTATTCTTGGTGCAGGTTGGTCAGCAGGAACATGGGGTAGATTTACATGGAACTCTGACTCTGGTTCGTTATCGGGTCAAACTTTAAGATTATGGTTTGCAGATAATTTTGGTGAAGATTTAATATTTAACATAGCTGATGGGTCTATTTATTATTGGGATGCAAGTACAAATGTTACTAGTAGAGCAGTTGAATTGTCATCTTTAGCGGGCTCGTCTGATGCACCTGTGGTGGCTAGAAAGATACTGGTGTCAGACGTAGATAGACATATTTTATTTTTTGGTGCAAACACAATAGGGACAACGGCTCAAGACCCATTATTAATTAGGTTTGGATCACAAGAATCTTTGACTGATTTTACACCAACTGCAACAAATACTGCTGGTGATTTACGTTTATCTAAAGGGTCAGAGATAATAACCGCAGTGCAAACTAGTAGACAAATACTTGTTTGGACAGATCAAGCCTTATATTCTATGCAGTTCATAGGACCACCGTTTACTTTTGGTGTATCTATGATTGGTGATAATATTAGAATAGCTGGACCTAATACTGCGATAAGTGTCAATGATGTTGTTTATTGGATGGGTCAAGAAAATTTTTATGTTTATGATGGCCGTATTCAAGCTATACCATGTAGTGTTCGTGATTACGTTTTTAATGACATGAACAATCAACAATCATTTAAATTTCATGCAGGTAGCATAGGTAGCCAAACAGAAATTTGGTGGTTTTACTGTAGTGCGTCAAGTTCTGAGATAGACCGTTATGTTATATGGAATTATAACGAGAAAGTTTGGTATTTTGGTAATTTAGTAAGGACCACATGGAATGATAGAGCATCTGGTTTAAGAAGTTTCCCACAAGCAACGGGCACAGACAGGTATTTATTTAATCACGAAGATGGTTTGGATGATTTTGCAACGGGTAGTGCAGTGGCTATAAATGCGTTTGTTGAATCCAGTGATTTTGATGTTGGTGATGGGCATCAGTTTATGCTAATCAACAGAATTTTGCCAGATTTAAACTTTGGTGGATCTACTGCTTCTAATCCTGAAGCTAAACTTACCATGAGAAGTCGTGATTTTCCCGGAGATGGTTTCACAGAAACACCAAACGGTACTGTAACTAGAACAGCTTCTGGACCACCGGAGGTGTATGACGATAGTGTCTTTGTAAGAGCAAGAGGACGACAGATGTCTCTTAGGGTAGAGAATGAAGCGGTTGGAGTGAATTGGAGATTAGGAGCGCCAAGATTAGAGGCTAGACCTGATGGAAGAAGATGACAAAAAAGATAATAAGAACTGTTCTTCCTATAGCGCCCAACGAGTATGACCAAGTATATGTTAATCAACTAGCAAGGGCACTTGATAGACTAATAGATGAGGTAAGAGAATCAAATATTAATATACAAGGTTTGTCAGGAGAGGGTGCAGCGAACACTTTACAGGAGGGTGATTTGTTTATAGATGCGGATGGATTTGTTAAAATTGTTGAACAAAATAAAAAGTTTTCAGGCAGTGTTTCCGGTTCTACTGGATTAGGCAGTGTTACAGTGTCAATTTCGTAAATTAATAATATTGAACAAATAAATAAAATGAGGTAAACTTTCAACATGGACCAAGCAATCAAACAAGAAAACATGCCGTCTGGAGGTATAGCTGACTTCATTTACACAGATGAAGAGCTTGAACAGCTAGAAGAAAAAGAGTTAAAAGATTTATATGGCCAAAAAGGCATAGCTCAGTTCAAGTCTATTGGTAAAGAGATAGCTAGTTTTGGTCGTTACGGTGACGACACTGTAGCTCATGTGGAAACAGGCGAGCTCATCGTCCCACGAGCCTTGATAGAAAGCAACCCAAAATTAAAAGAAAGTATATTCGGACACTTGCGTGAGCTTGGCGTAGAGGATCCAGAAAGATATGTTGTTGGCACAAGTAAAAATAGTTTAAATCCAGACACAGGACTACCAGAGTTTTTTCTTAAAAAATTATTTAGAGGTGTTAAAAAAACAGTAAGTAAAATCGGTAGAGGTGTCAAAAAGGCGGTCAAAGGTGTTGGAAAAGCTTTGAAAAAAGTAGCTCCTATCGTTGTTCCAATAGCTTTAAATTACTTTTTGCCGGGTCTTGGTCAAATTTACTCAGGTGCATTAGGTTCTGGCATAACCGCGTTATTACAAGGTGCGAGTGTTAAAGACGCACTAAAAGCTTCCTTTATAGGGGGTGCTACTGGTGCAATATCGGCTGGTATTTCTGGACCTAAATCAGGCTTAAAAGGTTTTGGTGAAAACATAGCGGCGGATGTAAGCGGAGGCACAGCTAATATTAAAGAAGCTTTTACTCAAGGCAGCTTAAAACCTCTTACAAGCACAAGCTTGCCGAGCGTTCAGGATCTTACCAGTAAAGATACAGAGATAATTGATACAAACACCATATCAGGTGATAAAGTTGTTACTGATTTACCCGCTGATAAATTTACAGTGGGCCCTGACGGTAAATTTACAGCAACAGATGCGTTTACTAGCGACGTTTTTACACCCAAGACCACTGGTGATTTAGTTACAAATCCAGCAGATAAATTAGGAACAACTCAAAGAGGTGGTTTGGATGATGTTTTTGGTCCAAAACCAACAAATTTAAACGTAGGTGCTGGTTCTGAGCCAAAAACCTTTTTGGAAAGTGCAAAAGACTACGGCGCTAAGGCTGGTGATTTATTGTTTGGAGGTGAAGATGTCACACCTTTAGAAGTGTTAAAAAAAGAATATCCAAATTTAACTTTTGACCAACTAAAATCAATACCCAAAGATAGCGCTCTTTATTTAGATGCGGTTGAAAAAGCAGCAGATGCCTCGCCCGGAATAATTAGAAGATTTGGGCCAACAGCAGCACTTGCTGGAGCTTCTTTATATGGTGGGGGCGCTTTTGATGTTCCAGAACAAGAGCCTTTGGATGCTGAAGCAGTTTTCACAGGCTTCGATAGGTTTAAAGAAGACCCTGATAAATTTAGGGTAGGTGGTTTAGACCCAAGAGTAGCAGAAGGCGCTACTCTTGTAGACTCAAGTTTTCGTTTTCAAAACCCTTACCTTCCTTACTTTTTTTCAATGGATCCTTTTAGAAGAAGAGAATTTACAACACAACCAATTAATGTAGCTGAAGGTGGGGAGATATTTCCTAGACGTAATGGTGGTATAAGTCCAAGAGAGGGAACACCGGGTAAAGATAGTGTGAGAGCTATGTTGATGCCGGGTGAATTTGTTATGACAACAGATGCTGTCAAAGGTTTAGGAAACGGTAGTTTAGACAAAGGTATTAAAAATATGTATAGTGTGATGAGTAGACTTGAAAAACGTGGAAAGAGAATGGCATAATGGCAGAAGAAACCATACAAACCGTTAGAGAAAGCCCAGAAATTGAAGCGTATCGTCTTGGTTTACTTGAGTCTGCAAAAGATTTAGCAGACGCAGAAATTGACTTACCCGATCAAGAAGTAGCAGATTTAACTGATTTACAGAAATCTGCTATAACACAGGCTGAAGAGGGTTTAGGGGCTTTTATGCCTTATTTAGATGCCGCGGGAGAAACTTTAGGTGGTGCAGAGGCCGCCTTGAGAGCTGGAGCGGGACCTATAACTGATGAAATGATTCAAAGTTATATGAACCCATATCAGCAAGCCATAGCAGACGAAATTAACAGAGCATATGATATACAACAAAGAGGTGCAGCTGCTGGAGCGGTAGGACGAGGTGCTTTTGGTGGTTCAAGGGCTCAAATAGCTCAATCCGAGATAGACAGAAACAGGGCTTCTGCTTTGGCGCAAGCACAAGCACAGAACTTTTTACAAGCTCAACAGGCAGCAGAAAGAGAACTTGCGAGACAAACACAGCTTGGAGAAGGCATAGGGCAATTAGCTTTAAGACAAGCAGCTCTTGGAGAGACTGCACAGGGTTTAGGTCAAAAAGATGTTGAGGCAGCTTACAGAATAGGATCGTTAGGGCAAGCACAAGATCAAGCTGTGCTTGATGCCAAAAGACAAAGTGATTTAGCTCAATTATATGAGCCTTATCAAAGACTTGGGTTTTTATCAGACATATATAGTAAGACACCGACGTCTCAACAGACACTAACTCAAGCTAGTTCACCACAAGTTTCACCGTTTCAGCAATATTTAGGCCTCGGTATTGCAGGACTATCAGCGGCAGCAGGGGCGCAGAAAGCAGGGTTATTTGGATGATGAACAGAGCTTTATTACAAAGGCAGATGTTTGCTAATGGTGGAGCAGCTGTGCCTAATAAATTCAAGGGTTTTTCTAAACTACCTGAAGAAGTGCAAATGAAGATGAACCCGGCATTAGCTAAAAAATATGAAGAAGGCGGTGTAGCAGGCCTCATGTCACAAGGAGATATGACAGCCGTGCCCATGAGCACACCCCCTATGGAGCAAGCTGGCCTTGACCCAGCCGTATTAGAAAATGCTTTACAAGGCGCGTCTGAACAAGTTGGGGATTTAGAAGAAGCTGATGATTTCAAAAGCATGATGGATCAGTTCTCAGGTGAAGAGAAGTCAGAAGAAGAGAGACGAGATGATTTAGCAAGCATAGTTGGACCGGAAGACGCGGCTCAAACACCGGACAGTGTTTTAGCTTTGGTTACACCAGTTGTACAAATATCTATGTTAGAAGAAGGTATCGCACCGATGGCTCAGGCGGCGATGGACACACCAGTAGAAGGCGATATGGCTGGTGGTATAATGAGCATGACGGGGGCTGGCAACGAACCACCCGTAAATTTTAACCAAGGCGGGGAGGTCCTCCGCCGTGGAGATGAGGACCCAGTAGAGTTTTTTACAAAAGGCGGTATAGATTTTAAATCTTTGCAAAGGTTAATGGGCCCTAGGGTCGACATGACCCCAGAGGCTTCGCAGTTACTTGCCAAAAGAATTGACCAAGAGGTAGCAGGCGGAACACCACCTTTTGCTCCGGGAAAGTCACCTACAGACCAAGAGGTGCAAAGACTAAAAGACATTTTTGAAGGCCGACGAGACGTTTATAAGGGTATATTAGGTGATCCGGAAGAACAAAAAAGGCTTACACAAGCACAGATTCTCTTTGATATAGCTAACACCGCTTTAACTTTCTCAGCACCAATGCCCGGTGAGAAGAAAGGTTTGTCCCCAGCACAAAGATTAGCTATGGCAGCTACAACTACAAAGCTTCCACAAACCATAGGCGCAAGAGCACAAGCATTACGTCAAGACCAACAAAAGCTAGACCTCGCGGCACTAACAGCTAGTGAAGGCATACTAGCTGCTGAGAAAAAAGGTGAGATAGAGCTTGAAAAAGCGAAGCTTACAAAAAATAAATTTAGAGAAGTAAAACCAGCAAACATTAAAAAAGACGGCGTAGTAGTTGAGCAGATAGATTTAAATTCTCCAGCTGGTAGAAATAGATTTAACAATCTAGCTAAAGATGAAACCGTAGAAAAGTTATCGACTAAAACAACAAAAAAATTAGCACCAAAACTTATGGAAGTTAGAAGTAAAACTAATCCAGCTAAAATTGAAAAATATGTGGATATAAACGCCGAAAATTTTAA